GAGGTATTAACCGATTCTCAAAAGAGGATCAGCAGACAGCTGCACATAAAAGATTTTCAAGCAAAAGGGAAGAGGAGATGCACCACACGGGGATGATGCAGAAAAATGGTGCGGGCGGTGGGAACTCAACAGGAGTCCAGAAATGCACAAAACCGCTTTAAAATGCCTTTAAAACATTGACAATTTGCAGTCAAGCCGTCCAGTTATGCGTAATTCTGACCACGTACATCGCGCGCCCCCTGGGGGGCTATCTGGGGGGCTACAATGGGGCAAACTAACACTCTAACGGCTTTGGGCATTAAGAACGCAAAGCCCGGAAAGCTGTTTGATGGTGGTGGTTTGACCTTGGTGAGGTCACAAACGGGTGGAAAATGGATTTTCCGATATTCGTTCCAAGGTCGTCGCCGGGAAATGGGCTTGGGGCCCTATCCCAAACTTTCCCTATCTGCAGCACGGAAACTGAGGGATGAATGGGCGTCCGTTCTGCTAAATGACCTCGATCCAATTAGTGAGAGAGAAGACAAACGCAAACAATCGGCTAGCCCCAGCGACCGCTTTGACCCCACATTCAGCGAAGCCTGTGATGTTGCATTTGAGGCCCTAAAGGCCGGGCTGCGCGGTGATGGCACCCGTGGCCGCTGGCGCTCACCACTCGATATTCACATCATCCCAAAGATTGGGAAAATTAGAGTTTCAAGACTGACGCAAGATGACATTCACCGTGTGTTAAAACCAATCTGGAAGACAAAGCATGAAACGGCATCCAAGGCACTTGAGCGGATGAATAAGATTCTAGTTCATGCAAAGCTGTGTGGTGCCGATGTTGATCCGTTTATCGTGACAGCAGCCCGGCACATGCTTGGCCTGCACGACCACAAGGTCAAACCAATCACAGCAACACCTTGGCAAGACCTCCCCGAACTATTTGGGCAGCTCAGTAAAGACACCCCGTCACACATGGCTTTGCAGTGGTCAATTCTAACCGTCACCAGAGGCGACAGTGCCCGTGGCGCAAGGTTCTCTGAAATAGATGGTGACGTTTGGACTGTCCCCGCCGATCGCATGAAAGGCGCCCGAAACAAGGTCACAGAATTTCGCGTTCCGTTGTCGCCGGCCGCGCTTGTACTTGTTGAACGCGCACGCCTTTTTTCAACTTCTGACTTTCTGTTTCCAAGCCCCCGAAAGGGGTGTGTCACGGTTCAGGCGCTGACTAAGATCCTAAACAACATGGGTGAAGCTGGGCGACCTCATGGCTTCCGAACCAGTTTTAGGACGTGGGTACAAGAAACAGACGCTTGCGGCTTTGATGTTGCTGAAATGGCGTTGGGGCATGTGATCGGCAACAAGACAGAACGCGCCTATGCACGCTCAGACCTTTTAGAGAGACGACGTACAGTCATGACATCATGGGGCAGTTATGTCTCGGGAGAAGCTGCCAATGTTGTGGATATTGGCTCGACCAAGCTGAGAAGGTGAACTTTATTTGTCCGCCTTACCATCCAGCTTGTCTTCAATCCGCTGCAAGCCCTCTTTGATATCTTTAAACCCATCTTTCACGGCTTCGCGGTCACGCTTTTGTAACGCTTCGATAACTGCGACACGTCCTCTCAGATGGAAGAAGGCGCTAGCTAATGCGGCCAACATTGCGCCCCATGTCAGCATGTCTTTCATCTCAACCTGCATTCTGCGTCCTTGCTTTGTTCCCCTATAGATATCCAGTCCAGAGGTTTGATCCTCTGGCGGTTCCCCCTATTCAGGTAAGCCTTCTTGATTAGCCCCAGCGTTGATGCTTACATTGAAAGACGATGAGCCTAAGAACTGTATGTGAGGGAAGGTTTGAATTTGAAAAAAATTAGCGGATTAGCGCAATTCTTTCTTTGGCCATCACTACTATGGTTCTTACTTTATTATATGAAATACCATGCGCCTGATTTTTTTATGGACTCTAAATATCAACTAACCGGAACAATATTTATTTGGGTTTGGTGGCCGATAGCTCTGATGATCATCTTTGTCTCTTTGGCAAATAAACCGGAAGATCCTAAACAATAAAGTACAAGAAGTATGAAAGAAAAGTCTTTAAAATGCTCTTTGATCCTAATTGTCATAATTATAACGGTTAGCGCTGGAATTTGGTTCGCAAAAATTTCACTATTAATTGGCGCAGCGCTGCTGTTCCCGGTTTTTGTATCTGAAACGAAAAAAACGCCTCCTAAAGATGGCTGACACACCACCAACTCCCGTGAAAGTGGCCGATCAGATTGCATCAAAGTAGAAGGGTTTCTTTGAGCTTTATCTATTCAGGCCGTTCTGCTGAAAATGTGGTTTTGTAACCTTCACGCGTGACTGAGTGGGTGACACTTTCCACCACCCACGCGCCAACACTTGCAGAACTGAAATCCATAGGAACAACCTTACTTTCAGCGATGACTGCAGGGTTCCCCGGCATGGAAACGCTTAGAGTTTCAACCGAGCGCCCTGCCCGCCTAGCTTCAGCATCGGCCACGCTGCGCGCTTCACTCTCATCGCGATACCTTGGGCGCAACCGGCGCACAGGTTCCCCCTCGCCAGCCTTCACCTCTTCATCCCGGCCCTGCTCAAGATCACGGAAGGTTGCAATCACTGTGCCTACCGTCTCGCCAAGGCTTCGACGCATCGCCCAGCGCGTCACGTCATCTCTGAACAATACGGTGTTAGGCATTTCTTGGCCGGAGGCGTTGATTGCATCCCCTCGCCGCCCAACAAACAAATAACCACCCGCAGGTTTTGCAATCAAATCGCGTGCAACGGCTATACGCGTCAAGAATGAGATGTCAGATTCGTCTATCTGATCGAGATGGCCCGGTTGTAATTGGCTCACAACTTCAGTGATCGCAGGTTTCAAGCCGTTGTCGCCCGCAATCGTCTGCACAATCTCGCCCAGCGTCATGTTGGGCCAAGACCGCGACTTCTGTTGTGTGATTGGGCTTCTCCCACCATCGGAGACACCTTGGATTTTTGCGCGGCAAACCAGAGTTATTGCCCGTGGTGGATCGGCCTCTTCGACCTCATCCACAATGAAAAGTCCCATCTTTCGGAATTTCAAAAAGTAACCGAGAGAAATTTCAACTTCAGCGCCCACATTGGGCATTGCAGCGGCTCCAAAAAATGAAACGTTTGAAAACGTAATCTCTGCCGTGTCTGAAACCATTCCGGCTGCATCCGTAATCGTGACAGATGTTATAAGCGCAAAAGCCCGATCGGTTAAATCTGTGCCGTTCACTGTTACGCGTACAAGTGGCTTGAAATCTATCAACCCCACAGCTGCACCTCTTCGGTTTCAACGACCAGTGAACCCGCAGGCAGCAATATTTTCACACCAGCGGACAATACCCCACCTTTCCCGGCTAGGCCGGGATTTTGCGCCAGAACCTCTTCCACTTGTCCCCGCGCGCGGTTGCCATAGTGCAGATGGACTATTTCATCCAATACGTCCCCATCTCTAGAAACGTAGAATTGATCTGTACCCGCCGTCATAACGCGCCACCCTCATTGTGAATTCTTGTTTCATCGGTACGCCGCGCTTTGCGAATACCTTCTGGCCTTCTGTGATCGCCTCAATCACCCACAGCCCAAGCACCTTTCCCACACCTGAGACCAAAGGCAGCGGCACGCCAATACTCGCCTGGCTTCGCATCTTATCAATCTGTTTAAGACCACCCAGAAATTGCGGATAAATAACGCCTTCCAGTTCGATCGTATCTGCGCCATATCCGGTGAACTGCAGAGCGTCATGTGCCCCCAGCCGTGCCTGACGGGCCCAACGATATTCGGTCGATCGGCTTAGGCTTTGATATGCGGCACTGTCGATCGAGAATTGCAGGATGCCGATCTGCATCATTACCTCTGCCATTTCTTACCCTCCAAATGCGCCAAGCTGTGTTCCACGGTCATACAAACCGCCCTGCGATTGCTGGCGCTGCTTGCGTTCCGCCAAATTCAGCAGTTCTTCAGCACTGACACCGCTTGCATGGAAATGGTTTGTGACGTTCTGCGTTACGGCTTCGCGTGACTGCGCAACCTGCGCGCTGACACCGCTACCTCCTAGTGCAGCAGCCATACGCCCAGAAAGACCGCCAGACCGCCCAGACGGGGTTAATTCGCCAGCCTTAGCCGCGTAATCCGCCAACTGTCGCATGGCGCGGTTGTTGGCAACGTACCCAGAGCGGTTTTCAAACTTCAATTCCGGTCCATTTTCGCCAGAGAGAACCAACCCAGGCAGGAATGACCCACCTAGCGCCCTTTTCTGCACAGGCGGCACCAACTGCGGTGATCCATTGCGAACGTATTGGCGGGGTTGTGGTGCTTCGCTTGCGTCGCCGCTGTCAGCCCCACCAAAGCCCAGCGCATTCGCAGCAGCGGCCCCGTATTCTAGCCCCCACTTCAACGCGTCGATAACTGGTGAAATAAGCCCACCAACCCATTCAAACTTTTGCCCGATCCAATCCAGAATTGGTTGCATGCTGGTTTTCACCGCATCCCACGCATCACCAATGCTGCCAACCGAAGACATGCCATCAATTGCCGGGGCGATTAGGTTGTCATATGTGTTGCCAAATACGCTTCCAACAGCTTCAAACAGCGCGCCAACGGTTTTCTTTGCAGAGGCCCATGCTTGTTCTATTGGCTCAGTTATGCCCAGTGCATCGGTCACGGGCTTAATTGCACTCTCATACACCCAAGTCATGACCTTACCGACACCATTAAAGATCCCAGACCAGAAAGCGGAAAAGCCGCCCCAAGCATCTTTCAGACCACCAAGCGCGCGATCCATGTCACCAGAAAAAACACCGCCAACAAAGTTTGACAGACCGCCAAAGTACCCTTTGACGTTCCCCCACAAATCTTTGAACCAAGGACCTACCGCGTCCCAGTTCTTATAAATCAAATATGCACCCCCCGCGATTGCAGCAATGGCCAAGCCGATCGGGTTTAACAGCAAGGCTGTTCCAATCGCACGTATCCCACCAACGACAAGCGGTGTGGCACCAGCCAACGAAAGCATTGCCCGTCCTAAGCTGAAAACAGCACCACCAAACTTAATCACACTGATAACTGTGCGCGATGCCAATACAGCACCGATCACGATTCCAAAGTTTTCCCAGCCCCCTACCATATCGGCAGTGGTTTTAATTACTCGCCCAGTCATTGAGGCAACCTTGCCAATACCGATGGCGATTTCGCCAACGACCGGCAATGCACGTTCAACCCCGTCCGCGAACGAACTGGCCCAAGCCTTGACCTGTTCCCGGTTTCCAACCAACGCATCACCCACACGCTTCTTTGCATCTGTGACAACAGGCATAAGCTCTGCGCCCACTGTGTTCTTCAGGCCCTTCATTGTCAGCTGTGTATCTAAGAGAACATCCTGAAACACTTCTGCATCTCTGGCCGCTTCTTCTGAGAGGACATAGCCCGTGCGTCGGGCGTCTTCACGCAGCGTGCGCAACCCATCAGAGCCATCCCGCAACATATTGAGCATCCCGATGCCGGAACGCCCAAAGATGTCGTTTGCGATGGCCGCTTTTTCCGCCTGCGTTCCAACCCCCTGCATGCGATCGGCAATAACTTCCAAGGCTTCAGCTGGTGACAGAGCAATCAGATCTTCCGCAGATAGGCCCAGATCATCCAGCGCGTCCTTGGCTGCCCCGGTGCCGGTTGATGCCTCACCTAAGTTTTTCAGCATCTTTTCCAAGGATTGATCAAAGGCGCCGGTGCTGACACCTGAACGCTCTGCAGCATATCGCAACTCTTGCAATGCACCGATTTGAATACCAAGCTTGTCAGCAGTTTTAGCGACATCATCACCCAGCTGCGCCGTGGACGATGCCAGACCAAAGACAGCACCGCCTGCCAAACCAACGCCAACAGCGACCGTGCGCGAAGATCGCCCAATATTTGTCATCATGGACGAAAAAGACGCGCCAACCCGACGTGAAGCTGCAGCGGTTCGGTTCCATCGCTCTTGCGTACGTCGCAAGCGCGCCATGGTGCGATTTAAGTCTTCATATTCGCGATCGAGATCTTCAACAGACCGGCCTTGTTTGATCAAGACCTGCCGTTGTTTGCCAAGTTCACGCTGACGGCGTTCTACGCCTTTGATTTCATCGCCAATTTGGTGAAGTCCCGTTTTCAGGAACCCCACGTTCTTTTTTACAGACTGTTCAAGAACAGATCCGATTGTAATGGTTGAACTTAAGCGTTGATTACTTGCCATCTTTGGGAAGCCCTTCTAACCACCAGATGAAGCGACTAAGGGACATCGCTCCAATTTGAGAGAGGCCCCAGCCCGTAAACTGGGCTAGGCGCAGAATGGGGGTGCGTAATTCATCCGCTGCAATCTCCAATCTCTGACCAATTGGATTGCCCAAGTCGTCAATAACTTGACCGACAGTTACGTCAGTCAGCCCATAAAAGCCTGGTAAGCAAACTGCAGGCGGCCATATTGAACCATCTTCATTGTTCCAATGTCTTCGGGCGACACTTCACAAAGGTTTGCCAAGATTGCGATTTCTTTCTTGGCTGGCGATGGCACGTGATCAACCGCTATCTGATCATCAACTGTCGGTTCACGCATCACGATGGACTTAACTTCTGTGCCTGCAACCATTACGGGCTTGTCATCAAACTTCACCTTTTTGGTGCCGTCTGGCATGTCTTCAATAAAATCATTCATTTGATCTGCCCTTAAATGCCAATGTTTGCGCGATGTTCGTCAAGCTGATCGACACCATCAATCACCCGCATCATGTTGATTGGGTCAATTTCACAAATCGTGCGGCTACCATGCTGTTCCCGGTAGTAACGAAGCGATTGAGTGATTGTCAGAGATGGCTTTTTCCCAGATCCCCAAGTCCCACGCGCAACAGAGATAAGCTTGCCGTGCATGTTGTGAATGACCGGGGTTGTTGTGCCGTCCAAGCTTTCAAGAGAACCGCGCGCAGTCAACTGAACGCCTGACCCTTTTTTCACACCAAACAAGGCCAAAACGTTGGCGTCATATGAGGTGATGACAAAGGAACAGGTCAGCTTTTCCATGCCCATATCGAGATCAACAGGGGCATCCATACCACCTCCACGGAACTCTTCCGTGGATAGGGTCAAGTCTGGTGGATTGTATTCTTCAATCTTGCCAGCATACCCGCGACCATCAACGGTAAGATTTAGATATTTCAGGATATCTTCGGCAGCCATCAGACAAATACCTCTTCGATGTAATCATTCACAAGATGCGACTGAAACGTGATATGTTCAGCCACATAAACCGGTGTGAATTTGAAGTTAAAGAACACCTTACCCTGCGCAATATTTGCTGCAGAATTCAGGTCAGGATCAGGCCAGCATTCGCCGCCAAGGATTGCGCCCAATGCTGTCAGGTCACGCAGGTAGGCGTTCACGCTTTCGGTTACGTCGTCGACGTAGGTTTTTGTGATACCGCGATCCACAGCCCATAAATGGGCACGCAAAAGGCTGTCATTGATGATGTCAGCTGTGCGCCGAACATTCACGAAAACCCACTTGGGATCTGCCGTGAGGGTGCGGTTCCCCCAAAGGCGGAAACCATTTTGGCGAATTGTCGTTGCAACTTTCTGTTCATTCAGCAAGTTCGCACGGCTGTTTTCGTCACCAAGGCGGAAATCGACAGCACGCGTCGTGCCAATGATGCCCGCGATATTGTGATTTGAGGGCGACGCCCAGAATCCGACTTCGTTGTCTATCTTTGCAAACAGCCCCGCAATCCGGGATGATGGCGGCACATCAACAATGTTGCTGCCAACCATAGCCTTATGCCAAGGATCTGCGAGGTAAATACGCGCAGATCCAAAATCCCCTGCAGCGGTATATGCATCTGCATCGGTAGTGTTTGGGCCATCGATGATGACTTGGGCGCGCAACCGGTCGGCGATGCCCTCCAGTTCTGCAACGACAGGATTTGCCAAGCTTGATGGCCGTTGATGTGTGAAGCCCGGCGCAATCAGCAGCCGCGGGGAAAACCCGACAACGCTTTCAGCCCCAGCAAGGGCGTGAACACCCTCAAAATCACCAGTCGTGGCATTCACGCCGCCAATCACATTGGCAAGCATATCGGCCTCAAGAGCTTCGTGTTCAACGCGCACAACGATAACCAGCGCACCGATTTGATCAAAGATCCCATCAAGGGCCGATGGCAGGGTGCCGTTACTGTCGCCTACGGTATCCAGCTTTGCGGCTTCACGGCGCGAACCTGCGACAATAACGGGAGTATTGAGGGGGAACGCCGCTGCGTCTGCATCGGGCGCAGTGCCAACGATGCCGATCACGCCGGATTTTACAGTTGCGATTGAACGGGGACCCGCATCAATTTCAACGACTTCGACCCCATGGAGAAAGCTTGCTGGCATGCTGACCTCATTTAAAAATTGCGATTTAGGCAATCATTCCAGTTTCACAGGAATGGTTCCTCTGGCGGTTCCCCCCTTAGCCCGCGCAGCTGCCTGCGCGCGACCATCCCAACGTACGCAATCCTTGCCTTGAATGGCGGGGCCTGTTCGCTCAATGCAGCTTCAAGCCACTGACTATCTGCAAACGCACGCTTGAAACCAGATTCAAGTAAAAAATCATGAATGACAGCGGCTTTCAAAAAAGCGGGATCATCCGGCGAAAGAGCCCAGCGCAACAAAGCCGGAACTGAGCTTTCAAACTCTGTTCCCTCAGGAATAATAAGCAGCCATTCCGACTGTTTTTTCCCAATGTTCCAACACAAGGGGGCAGCGAGGACATACCCACGCCGCCCCCCTCGGTTAAATTGGCAACCAATAACTGTCATCAGAATAATCTTGAGGAACTGGGTCCGCGTTTTTCAAAAGCCGCACGGCATGGATATGTTGTGTTTTATTGGCCATGGCAGCGTTACAGAATGCCACTACTTGCGCGGATCCCATAGAGCCACAATTGCCCCTAACAATGCTGATCCAGCCTTAACCGCAGCTTGGCGTGTCGAAAGAACCGCTTCACGCATTTCATCCCCCATCTCCGACAGCTTCTTCCCACTCTGTGGTGATAGTCTCAGGCGACAGATCCAGATCGGGCACTATCGCCTCTGCCTGATCTCGGAACTGCGCGACAAGAGCCAAAGTCGCATCCAAGTGAAAGACATCTTGCGCGCGGCTCTTGGCCAAAAGGCGACGGACCACCTTGGCTTCTGGGGTGTTTACCCCCTTCACTGCCGCTTGCAACGCATCCCATGCGACATCAAGTTCAGATGCCGCCAGAAGCCCCATGAATTCTGCCTTGTTCAAATTGCGATGTAGCGGGTTAATCGCGGTCGTCTCAGGGATTTTGATAATCATGCGCCCACCCCATCAGTTAGATCATCAACGTCAACAGTCCAAGCATTACGCGCGGCACGATCTATTGGAATGTCCGTCACGTTTACAATCTTATACGGCACACCAGACGGAACATCTTTTGCTGCGATTTCCTCTACCGTCAGCCCGCAATCCCCAGGTTCGATTACTGCTACACCACCAACGCCGTTTGGATGAATTATTCTTTTTTCCATTTTACTACCTTATAAACGCTAGTTGCACGTATGATGAATCCGCTTTAGTTGCACCGGCTACAGTTATGAGCCTAAAACTACCCGCTAGCTGCCCACCTGGTTGCGATCTAACGTCATCAGAGTTCACCTCAACCGATGAGATACCGCCAATAGCAGCGTAGTTGGCATCGACCATCGGTGTTGCAAAGTTTACGGTATAATCACCAGTTCCATTATCTGTCACTGACGAGACGTTGAAGGACTCGCGGATGGAGACAACACCAGTTCCGTTAAAATTAACCCAAGCCTTTATCGAGTTCTCCGCCACTTGCGAAGACAGCGCGGCAATCTGCGCAAGCAACGCAGCCAGCTCATTGTCATTATCGCCAATGGCAGCAGCCAGTTCGTTCAACGTATCCAATGCCCCCGGTGCGCCATTTACCAAAGAAGAAATGGCCGCATTTATCTGGGCAGACACATCAATATTGCTCAGATCAGTCTGCAAGGCTTGTAACTCAGCCAAAAGATAAGCCGTGCGATTGCCAAGCTGTTGTGCAGGGATATTGGTCACACCCTGCTTGGTAGCCAGATCAGGCGGGCCCCCAACAACAGAATCTGTGGTTTCAATCTGGTAGATCCCCGTCTCATATACCGGGTTTTCGACAAGGTCAGCCATCAGGCAACTCCATAGGTGAATGAACCGTCATAGGTGATGCGGTCATTGTAAGAATTAAGTGCTTCAGTGAAAAACAGCCCCTTCAAATGACTGCG